ATTTCTGTAGACAGAATGTTGCTTAGTTCTGTCTCAGCATCTAGACCATGAATTGCTTTCAGGTCTTGTGCTAGTTCTAGTGAGTATTCAGCTTTTAGCGCACGGCTTTGAGCAGTTACAGAAACTTTCTCAATGCTGAATGCCATTTGCTGGAATACTGCGTTGCTTTCTGAACCCAAGAATTCAGCAGTCGCAGTTGGCATGCCAATACCTGTTGTATAAGCATTAGCTGCTAGGCTTGCAATTGGGTTTGTACCAACGTCGGTAGCTGGAGTACCAGCAAAACCGTATGGGTTGTTTTGTGAGCTAGTACCAGAGAAGATTGTGTTAGCTTCGTTATAGAAAGCCTCACCACCATTCTGGTTAGCATATCTTGCTCTCATTGCAAAGATTAGTCCTGTAGGACCTGTCATTGGCTGAACGCCAGCAACATCATATGCAATCAAGTTAGGTAATGCACGACGAACTAACGAAATCAGGATTGGGTCAAAATTCTGAACGCCACCTGTGATGTTAGTAGGACCTGCTGATGTTGTTTCGTTTAACAAACCAGCATCTTGCATCATAGCTGCTTGTTGGTTCTCAAGAACCATGGCTGTAACAGCCTTCTTATATGGGTCCTTAATGCTTTCTAGTTCTGGATGATCCAGAACAGGAGCCCATTTCTGTTTTAGTTGTTCGGAAAGATACATCTAAATCTCCTTTTTGTTATTGGTTTTTTATTTATTTCGCCAAAGTTTTAGTGATAGCTTGAGCGTATACATTCATCATTGGATCTGAAGATTTTTTATCTTTTTTATCTTCATCTTCAATTTGAATTTCTTCGTTCAGATCAGACGATTCGGCTGCTTTAACTTGACTTGGGAAATATGATTCCTTAATTGTCTCTAGCTTCTCTCCGAAATCTTCTTCAGTAGTAAATTCAAGACTTTCTGCAAGTGCTTTGACTTTTTCTACCTGAGTCTGTGTAAGGCCTTCACAAGCTGCGTGGATAGCCTCCATTTTTCTGTGTTCGTTAATCGCTTTTGTGAACTCAACGTTTCTTTGAATTTCTTCATTTAGAGCGTCTTCTAGTTCTTCAACACGACCAACTAGTTCTTCTACAGCGTCAACTTTTTCTTCTGGAATATCGATATATGATTCTACGAATAGATTGCGTAGTTTACCAATGAATTCTTCAACGATTTCAGCACGAAGGCCTCTTTCGATTGCTAGTTCATTTTGTTGCATCCATTCTTCAACCATATAGTTGAGATATTCATCTAATTTTTCTGCTAAGTCTTCCTTGATTTGCTCAACAGCAACTTGGAATTCTTCTGTTAGATTTGTTTCCATTGCTTCAACAATGGTTTCTACTCTTGACAGAACAGCAGCTTCAAAAATAGTTGTCGCTTTGTTTCTGAATTCTTCAGATAGGTTTTCACCTTCTAATAGAGCAGCAACATCGTCAGACATATCAATGCTTTCATGATATGATTGGAATGTAGCACCTGGATTCATTGGCATTGTTTGTGGCGCCAATTTACCAGCGATACGATCACGGATGTTAGCCATATCTGTAGCATCTGATTGTTGAATTGTTCTTAGATCACCACGACCCATTGTTTCTTGTGGTTGACCTGATAGTTTTTTCATTGGTTCTGAACCAACAGGAGGTGTTGCACCTGGAGGAGTTGCTGTAGGAACACCTTTTGTGTAATCAGGTAGTTCTTCGCTGTCCTTCTCTGGATCATCACCAATTGAACCTACGTCTTTTGTACCATAAGCAATGCTTGATGGTAGTCTTGAAGGTTGATCTTGACCACCTCTTTTAGATGCAATAGATGCGTCTAAAATTTCCTTAGCGGCTTCAGAAAGATTGAATTTAGGCATTTTAGAAATCTCCTTGTTTTTCTATATTGGATATTTATAATTAAAGTTTTTTTATGAAGTTTTCAAATATGCGTAGACTTACTGCTTCAATCTCTTTCCTACTCGCTTTTTTAATTTGCTGAATAGCCCGAGTTTGATCCATTTCAGTCCAAACACCATTTACTAACATCCATTCTTTGCCTTCCATAATACCCTCAACAAAAGCTCCGGGTGCGGAAGGATCTGCTACAATATCAGCCGCTGTGGCAAGATAAAAGTCTGGTTGAACTACATTAACACCATTTACGTTTTTTAAAGAACCCATACCTCTTGATGAAACACCTAAACATGCGCCGCCTTCAATGAGGTTTTTTGCAATATTACCCATAGGTGTATCTAAGATTTTTGCTTTACCGATCCATTGATTACCATCTTCACGCAGGGATGTGATGATAATGGCTGTACGTTCTAAGTTAATAGTTGGTGTATCAGGATGTCCTAGTTCACCAAAAGCTCGATTCTTGTTAATGTATTCTTCTGTATATCGATGAACTTCTTTTTTCATCGTATTATATTCATACAATCTTCCATTCTTGTTCTTTTTTTCAGCAACAAGAAACGGTCCTTGAATGTATAATTGTTTTTTGCCGTTGTTATCTTCTGTGAGATATTCGACAGTTTCAAAAACTTCTTTGATTAATTTCATATTCCTATGACCTTTCTTCTTTTTAAAGATAGTCTTCTTTTTCTTAAAGCCTGCTGCATAGTGCTTCTGCGTTTCATTTTTGCTTTTCTAGCACCAGCTTTTCTCTTTTGTATTTCCTGAGGAGACATTCTAACTATTTTGCCGTTTCTTATAGTGTAACCTTTTGAAGCAGCAAATTTTTTTCCTTTTTGTATTTGGCCTCCACGCACACGAACTCGTACTATCTTTGCTTGTCCTACACGTTGTGTAACGTTTCTTTTCTCACTTAGTGGTTCAATTTCTATTTCATAATCTTCTATACCATATACTTCTTCTAAAATGTCAAGTTTTTTATCAAAAATTCTTTCTTGAATTTTTTGATTAATATATCCATCTAGCTTTTCTTTAGCTTCTATTAATTTACCTTCAAGAATCAAATTGATAATTTCTTTCATCTTATTATGGTGTTATACTATATGGTGGATAGTTAAACGCAGCAGGATCATTAAATTGACCACGTTGATAATATGCATTATCCTTGCGTAGTTCTAGAATGATTGTATAGCTTGCGTTTGCAGTTTGTCCACGGGTATGAATACTAATATCACCATTTGTATTTGCATCTACACTAGGATTTCTGATAGTGATCCAGTTTCCTGCCCCATCATACTCTCCATTACCTTGCATAAACAAAATTGGAACACCAGAATCTGGTTCTGCTTGAGGGCTGTTGTTTGCTCTCCAGTATAATTCTACAGAACCCGATCCTGTGTCAGTATCATACCAACAACGGTTAACAGTTAATCCATAGTATGGTTTTGCTGTATTGCTTAGACTTAACGCACTTCTTAATGGAACATTATTCGCATCTAATGCACCATATAATGTGTTTGCTTGAATTCTAGCAATGTTTTCCTCTTGTGCCGAACCATCAAAAAGACCAGTTAATTTAATAACTGCCATCTGTGTGTCGTCTTTTAGAACTTGATATGAAAATGCGTTAGCCATTCTTTAATCCTTAGTTTTATAAGTTACATGTTTCCAGGCAAAATCTGATACTTTTTTAAAATGAGTTTTACTTTTATGAGCCATTTGAGAAATTTTTTCTTTATTCTCATCATTTACAGCACCATGTACTTTTAATATAGCGTTTGCTGTCTGTACATCAACTTTCATTGAAGAACCATCTTTAAATTTAACAGACTTTGCCTGACTATTATTCACGATGTTCTTCAAGTGATGCATTACATTTTCTTCTATTGGCTCTAATTGTAATTCTGTTTCTTCGTTTGCCCAGTTTTTACCATAATATGGTATAGTAATATATTTGTTTAATTTGTCTATCTGATATAACGCAACACTCTGTCCATTTGGAAACTGGCGGATAGATTTTCTACGCATAATAAGAATTGGAGGAGGATCTGTTGGTTTTGCGCTGAAAACACCAGGCATGCCATCAACATCTTCGTCTATATTTTTATTAGCAATAAAATCTTTTAATGATTTCATTCTTCACTGTTTCCTTCTTCTTGTTCAACTTCATTATCAGTATCGTTGTAATCTTCTTCTTGTGTAACTAGGCCTTGTGCGATCTCTTGTTTTTTCATTTCAACATGAGCATGAACTCTATCTTGAATGTCAGCATAAAGAGCATCACGCATTGCGGCGGCATCGTCTTGAATGGCATAATCTATAATTGCTCTGGTATTCATAATTTTCCTTTAATTAAAAAACAAACTATATTTATAATATTCTAGTTAATCTTCTTACTATTGAATCTTCAGATAAACTTAAATCAGCAGATGATGCAGAATCTTTAGATTTTTTCTGCTGAGATTTTTGAATATTTGTTTGTGAATTCTGTTTTGGTTCTTGTGCCACATTTTGTTGTGTTTGCGTATCTTGCTGTTGAGCCATTTGTTGCTGCTGTGCATCCATTTGAATGTCAGTCATCATTTTCTGTTGTGTTACAGCATTTTGAACTTCAGTTGGCACTTCAAAGCCAGCTTTCTTTTCATCATCGATTTCTTTGTCAATGAGTTTGATTTCATCATCGTCCATGCGTAGAACATTCCTACGAATCCAACCCATCGAATAATATGTTCCTGTATATGGATCAACTTGCTGTAACAGGCCTAATCTGTTTGCCATTAATTCTGCTTCTTTCATTTCTGAAAAATTATTATCTTTCAGGAAGTCATAATACATGTGTTCTTTGAATTCTGTAAATTCAGCATCGGTACAAATACCTTTTAATACACATTGTATTCTCAATGCCTGATCAAACAACTCAGCAAATTTGTTACGCATTCTATCAATGAATTTTGCAAACTTTAGTTCATCTCTGGTGATTTCAGATGAGCGACCAATAGTGAAACCGGAAGATGATTCTAGTCTTGAGATAGGTACGTTTAGCGATTTGTATAGTTTCTTCTCGAAATATTTTACATCTTCCAGTTCACCTAAATTTTGACCACCGGGTAATGTGGTAATCTCGGTTCCTTTACCACCTTCTCTACGAGGTAACCAGAAATCTTCCATCATTGATAGGAACTTACGGTCATCACGAACTTCACCTGTGTTGGCATCATAAACAAGTTTATTCTTATACTTGACCATGATATCACGCAGATATTGTTCTGCTTTAAGTTTTGGTAAGTTACCCACATCAATGTAGAAAATTCTACGTTCTGGTGCTCTTGAAATACGATAGATGACGGTTGCATCCTCAATCATACGCAATTGATTCAAAGGCTTGATTGCTTTGTGTAGGTATGATAGAACAATGGCTCTACGAGAATCCATCAAACCTGAATTGATATTGATGATGGAGTCTTTTGTAATTCTTGTTCCTACTGGTCCATAATTTGACTGTGTACCAGTAATTGCTTTATCATTATAAATGTAGTATTCATTAATGACAGCCATGATTTCTACGCCAGTTCTTTCATCTTTCTTTTTTCTTAATTCACGAACCTTGCGTATTTT